GCTATCTTTTTCCGCCGTTCTGGTAATAGCCTTTCTCGGTATGCGTACGTGGGTTTTTTAGTATCGCCTCTAGCTCTTGCTCGGTAATGTGCTTCCTAAATAGTTGCGTCTTACCTTTCGCTGGGTGGTTTAGTGCGGTAGCTACCGTGTATAGGTCGCGCTTCCCGCCTTTACCGCCGTAGTATACGTTTACCTTTACTACGTCGCCGTTGGCTGCTTTCATAAAGCGCACCATTTTTATATTTTCCTGTACGTCTAGCATGCCCCAGCCGTGTTTTATTGCTAGATCCGCTGCTCGGTACGCTTTCTTTTCTGTTACGCCTGCGCCGCGTAGCACCTTTGTAGTATCTGCTTCTACCTCCGCTATTCTACTTCCGTACGGTACGTATAGCTTTTCCTCTGGTTTTGTGGGCTGTAGTACTCGGTGCTCGCTCATGTCGCGCTCTAACTGGTTAAGCCGCTTTGTAATTCCTCTTTGTAAAAAAAGGTTTACTGCTACGGCTAGTGCTGCTGCTATTACTATGTCCATGGTTTTAATTCTTAGCGTGGGTAAATATAATTTCGTAGTCGCCGCTTTTGTCGCTCGCCTGTTTGTGGCTCTCTACGTAATAGCGTCCTGTCGGCATGCCTGCGATTATTGCTAGGCGGCATGGTATGTAGTGCGCGTAGCTTACGCTGTTGCGTATCTCTAGTGCTCCCGCATACTTTTTATTGCTAAGGCGTAGGCGTATTGCCTGCTTTTCTTTGTCGTAGGCTACTAGCGCTCGCGCGTAGTCCTTAATAAACTCGCGGCTAGTCTGGCTCGGTATAAATAGCTGGCTCTGCGTTAGGTTTATGCCTCGGTAGCTTTTTGTACCTACTTTCGGGTCGTTCTTGTACTCTATAAATGTCATGGTTTTATCGTGTGCTTAGTGGGTCTTGGTAATACGTCTAGTGGGCTAGGTACCGCGCCTAGGTCTGCTAGTAGCGCGTATCCGCCTCCCTCGCCGTCGTTTGGTGGGTTGGTAGGGTATATGGGTCGTATCGGGCTACTGCCTCCTATGTCGCCGTCTGGGTCGTAGTCGTCCTCGTCGTCTTGTACGCATAGGCACGGCTGGGTACCTGTAGGTTGGTAGGTGTGGCTATCGTCGTCCCATACTGGCGCGTCTACCTCGCCTGTGCCCCCGCATAGTTCGCATTTAGGGTCTGGTATTTTCGTCATGGTTTTGCTCTATTACTTTTCCTGTCTGGTAATCTCTTGGGCGGCATGCCGCGCATAGCCCCTTTTTTGTCTTACGTGCCTTTCGGCATTTAATACATCGTTGCGCCATGGTTTTATTTCTCTACTTCGTCTAGTACCGTTATGCCCTTTACTGGTGTGTTTGGTAATTCCTCGCCTACTAACTCTCGGTATTTTTTTGCGCTCATTATTACGGCGCTTCCGTTTGGTGTCATATACTGCGTAACTTTGTCGAAATAAATAGCGGCTTTAATAGCTCCCATAATTACTACGAATGTCTTACCATTTATTCTAGGCTTTACGCATATATGGTAGGCATAGTTCGGGCTGTCTTTTGGTATCCCACAATTACCGCATTGGTTCTTTTCTTTACTCATAGTTTTAGTTTTTAGTGCTAATAAAGCGCTCTGGCTTAACTGCTTTCTTTACCTTTGTTACGGCGTACCTTAATGTCTGCGCGTTCCATGGTAGGGGGTCTTTCTCGCCCGTTTCCTTAAAGTAAATGTACTGCCCTTTAATGTCTGCTGTCTTAGGCATATTCGCTTTAAGGTCGGTAAACATTACGTAGTCCATGCCGTCTAGCGTTCCTATACCTAGTAAGGTAAGTCTGCCGTGGCTAAACATAACGCTATTACCTAGCATTACGCCGTTCTCTAATACGTCTATCTCGGTAAAGTCCTGCCCGTTGTCTACTATCTCTAACGTGGCTATTACTCTCTGGTTTTCTCTGTAGTCTTTTTCCATGGTTTTAGTTTTTAGGTTTTCTACTGCTTAATAATAACTTCCTTGTGCCCTGTAACCGTATCGGGGCATGCGCGGTCTTTGTCGCATGATATGTCTATACGGTTGTCGTACTTCTCTGCTAGGCGGTCTAGGCATGTGTAGTCCTTGCCGTCTATCTCTATAATCGTCCCTAGCGGGATCGCCCGCGGGCATGCTACTACGTCGGTACGTCCGCATATATTGTCGCCGCTAGCGGCTATACATGGGGTGCTATCGGTCTGTTCGGGTACGGTGTTGTATCCCGTTACGTAGTAGGTTGCTGCGTACGCCGTCTGTGTGTGTACTTTCGGCGGTGTAGGCGGGTCGGTGCGCTCGTACGTTACGGTATACGGCTGCGCTATAAGGGCTAGTAGCCCTAGTATCGCTATCGCCATAACTACCGCTATACGTATCTTGCGCGTTAATACTTCTATGCGCTTGGCTTTCTTTTCTGCGCGTCTACGGCGTGTGTCTTGTAGTAGCCATTCGTCGGGTGTGTAATTTGTCATGGTGCTATTTAAGTGCGGTTACGTCTACTCGGTAGCGCGTAATCCGCTTTCTTTTAATGCGTTCCTCTTTTCTAAACTCTCGCATGGCGCGGGCTATTGCTGTCGCTGCGCTCGTCGCCTGTATGCGGTATTCCTTGTCCCACCAGTAGTTTAGCTCTGCGGCTACTTTTACTAGGTATGTCGTCATGGTTTTACGGTTTTATTTTTCGGGTCTTTGCTGTGCCCCGTGCATAAGGTTCCTCGTCCCGTGCTACTTTCGCTATCTCGGTTGCGTTGCTCGCTCCCTGTTCGCGGTCTAGTACTCGGTACGTGCCTGCCTTACGTGTGCTCGCGCTACGCATGGTTTCTATTGCCTCGTCGCGTTCTATTGCGTGGGCTATAGGTTTCCAGCTAAGCGTGTGCGGTTGGTAATGCTGTACTTCGTATCGTTTGCTTTTATGGTGTAGCTTCATGGTTTTAGTAGCTACTGCTTGTAAGGTGCTTGTAGGTTATCGCCATACCTACCCTGTTATAATATCATATATAATAGTGTAGTAAAGTGCCGTATAGTGCATAGTGTGGACAACAAAAAAGCCCGCCGTTAAGCGGGTTTTTTGGCGCCTCGCCTTTCGGCGGTGTAAGGGTTACCATAAACCTTACTGGCGCTTTTCTATTGTAGCTTGTATACGCTAATGCGCACGTTTAGTTATCCTACTTGCCGCGTAGCATGGTAACTACGTCGTTTACGTAGTTGCTTCCGCGTCCTATAACTATGCCGCTTACTACATAGCTTATTAGCGGTATACCGCTTTGTAGTCCTACTAGCGCTAGTAGGTCTACGCTATACGCTATGGCTAGTACTACGCCTATCGCTAAGGCTATGTACTTTAAGTACGGTTGTGTTGCTCCGTCCTTGCCGAAAAGATACTCTACTAGTCCCTCGGTAAAGGTGGCTAGGAAAAGTATACCTATTACGTTTTCCATGGTCGTAATGGTTAGCTAGTAATTACTCCCCGCTTCCTTTCGGTGCGGGCGGCGGGGGTATATCGACCTGTACCCCCTGCGTCCGCGCCTAAAGTGTTATGCGTATATATCGTTTAGCGCCTTGCGGGTCTTTACTCCTACTAGGCGTCCCTCTAGTCCGTCCGTCGGTACGCCGTGTTTTATCTGCCATGCTAGTACTGCCTTGCGGGTAACTTCGTAGTAGTTTCCTGTACTGTCTACGTTCGCTGGGAAAAACGCCTCGTATTTTAATATGCCCTGTAGGGCGGCTACGTCTTGGTCGCCTACTAGTCCATAGGCTAGGTTTCGCGTGAAACTATGCTTAGGTTTCGCGGGGTCTACCCCTATGTCGCTATAGCTCTTAAAGGTCGTCGGGTACGCGCAAAAGTAGTTACGCTTCTCGTACCATTCTTTGGTTATCCAGCGTACGCCTAGTCCGTTTACGCCTGTGCTTCCCCAGCTGTCCTCTATGGTAAAGCCTATTTTGTCTTGGTATATGCCTATGTTCGGTGTAGCGGTAATGCTGTGGCGTACGGTTGCGTTATATATGGTCTTATCCGCATGTAGTAGGGTCGGTATGTCGCGGCTCCATTCGTCGTATTCGCCCCATATCCATACCATTAGCGGCTTGCCCGTCGCTAGCATGGTACTTACGGCTAAATCAAAGTTCCCCGCGGGTAGTATTACGTAGGTGTCTAGCTTACTAATAGCGCCTATTTGTTTTTCGTATTCGTTAATCCGCTGTGCTTCTACTTGTGCGTCATTTTGCTGCTGGCTCGGTACTAGGCTTTCTAGCGTTAGCCCGTCCTTGCGCCATAGGTCTAGGGCGTCTATGCCTACCATGCCTGCCTGCGGTCTATTTACTCGTTTCTGGTATATCGGTGTCGCGCTATATTCTATAAACTCGCCTGTTTTCTGCTCTCGTAGTATGCCGCCCATTTTCGCTATGGTTTGTGCTACGCATGTACCGCTTCCGTCTTGGTCGCGGCGTGGGTATATTTTCCAGCGTTCTGGGCTGGTTGGGCTAAAGTTAATCGGCGCGGCTGTGCTTACTAGTTCCTCTATGCGGTAATTTTTTAGTGCCGCCTCTTGGTTTACGTTTGGCGTTAATGCGCCCGTGCCTTTAGTGTTTCCTCCTACTATTTTTTCTAGGTCTATTAGTGCCATACGCCTATTTTATAAATGCTGCTATTAAAAATTGTACTATACCCATGGCTAGTACCGCCGCCGCGCCCCATGTCTTTACTTGGGTCTTAAATATCGCTACGTCTAGTTCTATCGCTTTTATGCTTGCCAGTAAATCTCCATGTATTTCGTCCGCGTCTTTTAGGTGTCCGCTTACTTCGCTTCGTTTTACGTAGCTGCGCTCCATTATCCCTAGGGTAGTGCTTATGCTCGTAACCTCCTTTTTAATGTAGTCTACGTCGTTTTTTAGTACCGCTAGGGTAACGTCTTGGTTTTTGTCGTGGTTTTCCGTCATGGTATTTATTTGGTTACCGTTCGTACGCCTCCGCTAAATGCCGCTTGTCTGCCTGCGCCGCTTAGCATTTGTGCTATTTCTGGTGGTACGTTTCTTAGTCCGCGTGTGATCTGCCCTGCGGCGGCTGCCCCCTCGCCTACTATGCGTGGGCTGGCAAAAGCGGCTAGTGGTAGTGCTTTCGCCGCGGTGCCTACGCCTGCGGTTACGCCTAGTACGCTGCCTGCGCCTAGTCCTAGTATGCTCTGTAGTTTAGGCGGTAGCCATTCTGCAAAATATAGCCCTGTTAGGTCGCCCATTATTTGCTTGCCTGCTCGGCGCTGCATTTCTCTTAGTAGCTCGTCGGCTAGTGGCTGGTTGTCCTGCATGGCTCGCTTTAGTGCGTTTATAACGCGCTTTGTGTTTTCCTGTATAAGTAGCTCGCCCTCGCTGCCTATTGCTACGCCGCGTGCGTTGGCTTTTACGCCTAGTTCTTTTTGTAGGTAACTTAGTAGGGTGCTGTCTTGCTCGTAGCCGCGTAGTAATTTATCAAAACCTTTTACGTTCTCGGTCATAGCGTCGCGTAGTCCGTTGCTTATGTCGGTAACTAGCGCGTTAAACTCGCCGCTGTTGCTCGGCTTGTAAAAGTTGTCTACATAGCGCTTTAGGTTCCACCAGCCCTCTGGGGTTAGGTTCTTTTGGTTTTTCATGCGGGTAAGTATCTGCTGTATGCCGCGTACTTCGCGTGCGTCGCTTATTACTCCCTCGCTGTTTATAGTGCCCTTTTCTGTTAGTACCCCGAAGCGGTTTAGGCTCTTTTGTAGCTTCTCGTTAAATGGTGCGGGGTCTATTGGTTTTCCTTTTAGTTGTGTCCCTAATTTCTCTATGCCTTTCTTAAATGCGGTATCGCGCTTAGCTTTAATGCCCGCCGCCGCTTCGTTTGCTGTGTTGGCTACTCTAAATACGGTGCCCTCGTCCTTTATGGCGTTCTGTATCCCTTTCTTTACTAGCTCTGGGTTTGCTTTGGCAAAATCTATAGCCTTGCGTGGGCTTCCGCTAAAAGTCTGCGCTAGGTATTGTGCGCCCGCCCCTATGCCCTTGGCTATTGCGCGGGTACCCTCTATTGCTACTGGTATTGCGCCTCCTACTATTAAGCCTATAGCCGCGCTCTGCATTATGCCCTCTGTGTCTTTTCCTTGTTCTGCGCCGCTTGCTACTCCAAAAGCCCCGCCTACTGCTGCGCTCTTGGCTACGTTTGCTCCTAGGCTACGTAGGTATGCTGTCGCTCCCGCGTTACGTACTAGCGGTTTCGCTATAGCGGGTACTGCGCTCGCTACTTTGGCGCCCGCGCGTACGCCTAGGCTCCCTTGTACTGCCTTGCCGCTAGTTCCCGCGCCTGCTAGTACTATGTTCCCCGCGGTTAGGGCTGCGCTTCCTAAAAACTCCTTATTGCTTAGTCCGCCTGTTCCTACCTCTGTAAACTGTTTGCTTAGTACTTGTAGTGCGTCTGCGTTCTGCTGTAGTAGCCCGAGCATTTTTTTAGCTCCCGCTTTATCGCCGCTATCGCGTGCCGCCTTGTAGCGCTGCATTAGCGTATCATTTTGTGCTAGTAGTGTTTTCTGCGCGTCCTCTAACGGCTTTAGTCCGCCTGTTAGGTTGTTTGCTGCTACGCCTATGCCCTCCCCGAATTTGCTTATGCCTAAAAAGTCGCCTGCTTTTTGTAGTACGTTCTTTTTTGTTTCCGCCTTGGTAGCGTTCGCCTGTATCTTTTGCTGTTGCTGGTCGTTCGGGTATCCCTCTAGCTGGTGTCCCTGTGCGCGTAGTGCGCTAATAACGCCCTCTGGCGTAGTGCCCGCGGGTGCGCTTTGTATTATCTGTCGTACTTGGTCTTTTGTTAGGTTAGCCATACTAGTTTAGGTTTAGGCTCTTAACGTACGCCGCGTCGTCTTGCGTAAAGTCCGTTCCGCCGCTTACCGTACTTTCTATCGGTACGCCCGCGCTCGTAAGTAGGTTGTCTACCGTCTGGCGCATGTTGGTTAGGTCGCTTGCGAAGTTACTTACGTCTACGCCGCCCTTAGCTTGTACTAGTAGCTTGTTTTCTAGTGCGCGGTAAACGCTCTTGGCGCTAATCGCTAGTAGGGCGTCGCGTACTTCTTTGGTGCTCTTTAGGTTTGGTAGCGTCTGGCTATATAGCGCTATGTCTTGGTCGGTAAGTACGCCTACTTCGCCGTATACGCCGCGTGCTAGGTTCGGTACTATCGCCGTTAGTTGTGCTTTAATCTGCTGCGCCTTAGTGTCGTACGGGTTGGCGCTTCTTAGGATACCTAAAATGGGACCCGTTAGCTCGCCCTCGGCGCCGCTAAAGAAGCCTGTTTGCCCCGTGTTTTCTTTGTAGGTATCGAACGCTTTATTTAGGTCGCTTAGTTGGTATAGCGTGTTTAGCGTTTTCTCGTAGCCCTGTCTAAAGCTATCCGTAGTTGCTTTACCGCCTGCGCTCGCTTGTAGTATCGCTTCGCTTGCGCCGCCTGCTTGTATGACGTCGCCTATGCTTATGCCGCTACCTCCGCCGCTAGGCGCTTTATTCGCGGCTATCTTTGCTAGGTCGCGTGCCTGTGCGGTGCTCTCGCGGCTTAGTACGCCCTTTAGGAAGTCGGGTATACTGCGTAGTCCGCTGGTAATAGTGTCCTGCTGTATGCCTGCTGTTTCGCGCTCTGCTTCGTTTATTAGGTAGTTTAGGTGGTCTACCGTTAGTCCTTGCGCGTTTTCTTGGTCGGTTTGTGCTAGGTTTAGTTGCGTTTCTATCTGCCCTATACCTTGGTCGTAAAGGTCTAGGTATGCGTTCTTACTTTCTATATCGTTGTTTATGTCGGCGTACGCTAGCTCCTGTAGGTTCTTTAGGCGTCCCGCGCGGGTCGCTTGGCTTATCCATGGGTTGTTATTAAGGTCGCCTGTTGCCCTTATAAGGTCGTTTCGTTTCTGCGCTATCGTTTCGTCTATAGCCGCTATCTTTGTCTTAATATCGTTTAGCCCGCTTAGGTCGTAAAGGTCTTTGTATTGCTGTATTAGTGTTTTATCTGGCTGCTTAAATGCCTCGTCTACTAGGTTCGGTATACCTAGTTTGCTGCGTATCTCGTTTACTTGGCTTGTAGTCGGTGTAGCGTTGCTCTGTAAAATGCTTAAAAAGTCGCTGCTGCTCATGCCTGCCTCGCCCGCTTGTTTTGCTAGGGCTGCTATTTCGTCTGTGGTAAGCGCTCCGCCCTTTGTGGCTGCTGTTTGCTGTATGTTTTGTGCTACCGCGCTTCCGTCGCCTGCCGCTGGTGTTGTCCCGCCCGCTGGCGCCCCGCTTAGTTTTAGTACTTGCCCTATTTGTATTTTGTTCGGGTCGGCTATGCCGTTTGCTGCTGCTATTGCTGCTACGGTAGTGCCGTTACGCGCGGCTATTGCTCCTAGCGTGTCGCCTGCTTGTACGGTGTAATTACCTCCCGCTGGCTGTGGCGCGGGTGTCTGTATATTGCTTCCCGCTACTGGCGTTTGCGTAGGGGTTTGTGTTGGCGCTGGTGTTCCCTGTGCGCTCGTAAAACTTGCGGGTGCTGCGGTTGTGCTTGTAGGCGGGGTTACCGTAGTGTTAGGGGCTAACGGTGTGTAAAAGTTCTGCGGTGTGTACGGTGTAAATAGTCCTGCCGCTAGGTTTGTAAATGGTGCGAAAAGGTCGTTTATACCCGTAGCTTTTTTCTGCGCTTCTTGCTGCGCTTGCGGGTCGGTAACGTAGCGCTGGCTTCGCGGGTCTAGCGGGTTGTAGTTCGGGTTTTTTACGTATAGGTTTGCCATATTAAAAATCTAGGTTAAAGCTCCCTCGTTGTGTAACGCGGTTGCCTGCTCTCTGGTTCATAAAGTCCGTGTGTTCCCATACTTCCGCGTCCTCGGTTCGCTTTGTCGCCTGCTTCCTGCGCTGTTCGCTCCATGCCTGCGTTAATAGTGCTACCGCTTCCGCCTTTCGCTTCTCGCCTTGTGCTAGGTAGCTCCCGCGCATTTTCATTAGGGCTAGTCCCATGGCGTAGCCTAGTATGGCTTCCTCTATTGTAGCGTCGTCTGTAAATGGTGTGTCGTCTGTATAGGCGCTAAGTGCGTCTGGTAGTGCGTGCCCCCATACGGTTATTATGGGGCTGCCCGTTATAATCGGGTAAATAAAGTACTGGCGCTTGTGGTCTGCCCATATCTTGTTACTGTTTGGGTTTTTTTCCTTGTGGTCTAGGTACTCGCTAAATAGTAGCGGCTTGTATACTTCGTCGCTCGCTATGGTACCCGTGCCTACGGCTAGGCGCTTAATGCTATCTGTAATAAATGTTTCTGGGTAGTCCCAGTATTCGTCTGTTTCGTCGCCCGCTAGTGTAGGCGTAAACTTATAGCTGGTCTGGGTCTGTTCCCATGGCTTAAACTTTGCCGCGAAAGCTACGGCGCGGTTAATAAAACGGTTTAGTATTGCCGTCGTATGGAATGTATCCGTGCTAGTTTTGCTTAGCTCGTCTAGTATTGCTTGTCTGTAATCGCTTAGTTCCATGGTACTTATATTTTATCGTTTATATTATGGTATGGAAAGCCTAAATGTGTGCATATCGCCTACGTACTTAATGCTACGTATAGCCAGTCGCTTAGGTCTACGCTGTAAATGTATAGCCTGCGTACCGTCGGGCTGCTTAGGCTATCGGTGTATATTTTTTGGCTATCGTAAAATGTCTTGGGTGCCTCGGTTGGTATTGTCGTAACGGTCTGTATAAAGCCCTCTAGGTTTATTATGTTCTGCGGTTTGCTTGGGAACGGCTTGGCGCCCATGCCTCCCTTTTCCGCTATCTCGCGGCGCGGGTCGCGCGGTGGCGTTTGCGTGCTCTGTTTTTGCTGCTGTGTTGGTTGTATATCCATAAGCCTATTCTATAGTTTCGCCATATACTCGTATTTGGTGGAAGCCCATAGCTCCGTTACTCGGTACTAGTACTAGCTGCATACCGTCTACGAAAGCGTCTAGGTCTAGCCGTGTTTGGCTTTGCGGGTTGTCTGTGTAGGTAATCGTACCGCTTGCGTATTTACTAGTTCCTACTCTACTTAATAGGCTTATGCTAAATGCGTTTGTACCGCTTGCGGGTGTCTGCGTATGGTCTACTTCTATACGTCGTACTGCTATGTTCTGTCCCGCTAGTTCTTTATTGCTATAAAATGCTCCCGCTACTCCCGTACCTTTTAGGTTTACTTCCGCTAGTTTTTCTACGCTGCTTGTGGTATCTGTGTAACCTATAATTATCGTGTAATTTCCCTTGTACCCTACTGCGGTAAGTGCGGTTCCTGTCGTATTTGCCCTATATGCTCGCCACCATACTTTGCCGCCTCCGCCTAGGTCGCCGTATGCTAGTGCGTATGCGCCGTCGCGTATTATTAGTATGTCCTCGGCGTTCGTTATCTGGTGGCTATAGGTTACGCTTCCGCTGGTTAGGTCGCGTAGCCATGTTATGCCGTCGCCGTTAAAGTATCCGCATTTGTCGCCGTATGTTACGTATACTATTCCCCCTACGTTCTTACTTCCCTCTACTTGGCTTTCGGTAGGTATTTCTCGTATCCATTCTAGGTTTACCGTATCTATAATGTAAATTAGTCCGCCTCCGTTTCGCGTATGGCTATAGTTTGCGGTAACGCCGCAAAATGCTATTAGGTGTTGCCCGTCTGGGTGTCTGCGTAGTGTCGTTATGTTTACTCCCTCTGGTAAGCTCATAGCCTGCGCTACGCTCGTAGTACCGTCCCATGTATGTATATAATTTTTGTCGCCTAGGTATAGTGTGTCCTCTACTATCTCTAGTGGGTGTCGGTATCCTAGTTGTAGCGCTCCGTGCCCGCGTGTTGTGCTCCACCATGTTGTATCTATACTGGTTTCTAGGTCGCTTCCTACTATGTAAATGGCTTCTTGCTGTGCTGTAGCGTATGCTGCGCCCTTGTAGCGTAAAAAGTCGCTCGTACCTAGTGCGTAGGTATTTGTGCTATCGGTTTGTCGCTTGGTTAGCGTACTTCCGTCTAGGGTGTAGTATTTGCCCTCGTCGTCTAGGATAAAAGCGTCGTTGCCTAAAAAGTTCGGATCATTTGTGATACATATTACCTCGCCCTCTAGGTTGGTGCTGCGGTCTGTTTCGCTTCCGCCGAAGTATAGCGTACCTTTCTCGTAAATTAGGCTAAGTCCGTAGCTCTCTGGGCTAAAGCCTTTATCTGGTGTGCGCGTAGTTTGGCTCTCGCCTAGTACGTAGTTCTTAAAATCTATTGTAAGTAGTGGTGTTTCCATAAGCTATTTCGGGTCTAGGTATTTCTTAAAGTAGCTGCCTGCCTTTGCGCTGTACTTATTTGTGTATAGCATGTTTAGTCCGTTTAGTAGTCCCCGTATGCGGGCTTGTAGGGTAATGCTCTCTGTTAGGCTCCGCGCGAAAGCCCCTACTTTTGTTAGTGTTGCGGTTAGTGTTACTGTTTCCGTTAGCGTCTTAAAGTATCCGTGTATGCTGCTTAGGGTTGCGGTTACCGTAATAACTTCCGTAAATAGTCGTGCGCTAAAGCGTGTCGCTAGGCTCGCTACTGCCGTAACGGTTTCGGTAAGTGCCTTGGTCGTGGTCTTTATTACGTTGTCCGTTACGGTAATCTCGTCGCTAAATGTTCTATCGTATATGTAGCTGCTTGCGCTACTCGCTACTGCCGTAACGGTTTCGGTAAGTGCTCTGCTAATGGTACGCGCTATAGTATCTGCGGTGGTTATTGCTTCTGTAATCGCTTTCCCTGCTTGCTTCGCTATAGTATCTGTTACCGTTATTGCGTCGCTAAAGCTGCGTGTAAATACGTAACTTGTCGCGCTACTTGCTACTAGGGTAAGTATGTCGGTTAGCGCTTTTGCGGTACTGCGTATCTGGCTTTCTACTAGTGTCGCTACTTCGGTTAATATCTTTCCTGTCTGTAACGCTTTCGTATCTGCTACGGTAACTACTTCCTCTAGGTCTTGGGTGTATGCTGTACTTCCTATAAATGCTAGTCCGCTTCCTGCGTTATATAAGTCTAGTACATCGCCGTAGTCCAATTGCCTGCTCCACAGTCCTACTTCGTCTAGCAAGCCATCGTAATATCTTGCCAAGGTAACGTGCTTCCCAAGGTTCATTGCGCCCGTATATGCTCCGATTGCGCCAGAAGCAGCTCCGTCTGCTACCATTATGCCGTTTACATACATTTGCACTCTAGTGCTTCCGTCACCTGTCATTACGAGGTGATACCATGTCGCGGTAGTGAATGCGATTGGGTCTGAAATAGAAAACTTATTGGCTCCGCCAGAGTATCCTGCAAAGCTGAAAGTGTTTGCGGTGTGGCTTGCTGTCAGCCCCCACCCATTTGTTTCGTCGGTTTTGTGTATCGGGTAGTAACTTGGGTCAGGCGGCAAACTCTCTAACTTTACCCATAAACTGATACCAAATGCTCCCGTGAATTGCAGTGCCGTTTCGTTTGTCTTGCTAAAATACTGGCTACTGCTTGCTTCTAGGTCTGCTGCGTTGCCTTGTATCCCTGTTGCGTTTGCTATGGTGCCTCCGTTTTCTGTAAGGTCGTAGCCCGTTGCAGTAGCGTCTACGCGAGTACCGCTTGCTTCTTCCATTTCGTAGTAACTTATAAGGCTTGTTTCCAGGTCACTGCCTGTTACCCCGCTCGGTGCAGTCCACGGAATATCTGTAGAAAATACTGGCGAACCACTCGCAGTGAGCGTGTTGCCGTTTCCACTGCTGTCTGTGTAAGCATTGTTAAAGTTCCATTCTCCTTGTAGGTTTGCGTCGGTTACGTTTTCGGTGTGAGCGTCGCTGGCTATCTCGCCCGCAGTGCGTATATCGCTAAACACTCGTACGTCCTTAATCAGCCCGTCAAAAAAAGCTGCTGCCGCTGCCGTCGCGCCTATAACAAACGGGTTAGTTCCGTTCGTCATTGTCGTTGTGCGTGCGCCGTCGGCGGTAACTGCTTGCGATAGTCCGTTTTTGTACATCACTATACTGCCGTCTAGATCCACTGATACCGCTAGGTGTACCCACGCCCCTACGTCGCTTGCGTTTAATATAGCGGCTGTACTTTGGTCTGTAGTATCAGCGCTAGCGTTCCAGTAGTTTAAGTGCATTTTGTTAGTGGTCGGCAAAAACCACCTGTAGCCTGCGTCAGCTCCACCGTGCGCTTTTTCCACAAGGTTAAAATCTGTCCCCGCGCCGCTTGGTAGCTGCTCTAGTTTTACCCACGCTTCAAGCGAAAAATCAGTTGTTAAACCAAGCCCAGTTTGCGACGCATTAGTGATACTTGCGTACTGGCTGCTGCTTAGCTCTAGATCTAGGCTGTGTGTTTGTGTCATAGCTAAACTTTCTAGGGTATCTACTCCCCTAGTGTAGCCCCTCTAAGTTTCCCTAAAGGGGCTGTGGCTAGGGTACTAGTCTACGTCTATGTCTATCGTTACCTGTAGGCTGTCGCCGCTTACTACGTTTACCGCGCTAAATACTTGGCGGTTTAGTAGCGTACCCGCGCTGGCTGCGTTTAACGCGCCTGCCTCGGTTACTGCGAAGCTACCTGTAAAGCTAAACGTCTTAACTAGTCGCGCCGTATCGTCCGTCGTATCCGTCGTGGTAAGGCTCGCGGTTGCGCTCGCGCGTTGTCCGCCGTTAGTAGTTATTTCGCTTTCTAGGGTCGTGTCGCCTACTGCTGCTGCCGTCGTACCTATGCCTATGGCTATGTACGTGGCTGCCGCTGGGCTACCGCTCCCGTTAATGCGTCCTGCTACTAGTGCTTTACCCGTTGTCGTTACTAGGTTCGCGCCGCGCATGCTGTAGGTGTAGTGTCCCGTTATAAACGGGATCATTACGCCGTATGCGGCTAGGTAGTTTAGTATGCCCGTCTTTACGTAGCTTCCTGTTACCTCGCCTGCGCGGTTCGTTACGCGGGCTATCGGTTCTATGCGGCTTCGTAGCATACGCATAAGGGCTACCCCTAGTGCGTTGTGCTGGAAAATCCGCTTAGCTTTGCCGTCCGCGCCTATTACGCGGTACGTCATGTTTTCCCCTAGCCCCGCTTTTGGCTTGTGCTGTAGTGTTTTAAGCATAGTTATTACGTGGCTAGTTGGTAATTTTTGTGCCATTAAGGGCTTCTATCGTCTTGTCGGCTGCCTTGTCCTCCTTTACGGTTTCCTCGGCTGCCGCGGCTTGTGCCTTTTCCATGTCGTATAGCTTAACGGCTTTCGCCATGTCGGCTTCTATAACCTTTTTAGGGGTGTCTAGTGGGTAGCCGTAACTGCGGGGGTGTTTAACCTTTCCGTCTGTTATTACGGCTTCTACGTTTAGGAAGCGCTCGCCCGTCTTGACGATAGTGTCCTTAGTTACGCGCATTACTTCTATGGTGCTCATATTTTCGTGTGTGTTTAAGGTTTCTAATAACGGGTGCGCCCTCGCGCGTTAGGCGGGGTTACCCCCGCCGTGCGCTAGGTGGCTTAGCTCGTAATGAAGCGGTAGGCGGCTAGTGCCTTGCGGCGCTCATCTACTACCTTGGCTCCGTATACGTTTAGTCCCTTGTAAGCCTTTCCGAAGTTTCCTTGCAAGTCCTCTATGCCCGTTTCTACGAACGCCATAGCAAAAGTTATAGCGCTCTTGTGCCCTGCTACTAGCCAGAAGCCGTCCGTGTTGTCGCCTGCTAGCTGTTCGTTCTCGTAGATGTCGAAGCCTGCTAGTCGGGTTACGAAACCGTTACTGGTTCGCTGTTCGCCCTGCGCCGTGTCGCGTACTATTACGCTTTCTGCTAGGAGCTTCTGCATAAAGTAGCTGTTTGCTACTAGCCAGCGTCCCGCTTTCGGGGTCTTGCTTGCGTCTAGCTTCTGCTTTAGCTGTAGTATCGCTGCGTACGCTTCGCCTGCGGTGTCTATGTCTACTGCGGTGTTAGCCTCTATCTCGTAGGTGCTGCCGCCGCTAATAGCCCCGCCTGTGTAGGCGCTTGTTTCGTCGTCCTTGTCGTCCTCTATCACTATTGCCGTAGCGCTAGTGTAGGTCTTAATGCGGTACCATACGCTGTGTCCGTCCGCCTTAAAACCTAGTCCTACCATAGCTGCCGTAAAGGTCGTGCCGCTTCCTGTTACTGCGCCTGTGGTCGTAGTAACGGTAACGGTGCCCGTCGTGTAGCTCGTACCTGTGCGGTTACCCGCTGCGGCGTCGCTGTGCGCTAGCCCTAGTACGTACGTGTCTATCGCCTCTTGGAGCTGTCCGCCTTTCTCTACCATTAGGCTGCTCTCTGGGTCTTTAACGTAACTGGTAAAACGGTCTATGCTCTTAACTCGGAAGTAGTACGCTTTCTGTTGGTCGGTAGCTAGCGTAGCTTCGCTCTCTGTAACGTCGCCTAGTGTTAGGTCGGCGCCGCTGTATGTCTGTAGCCCCTGATCCTCGCTAAAGGTCAAGATATTTAGGCGGGACGCTTTGTCCTTAATTTCGCCCTCGTATTCGTCGTTCGTAATCATTGGGGTAACGCTAGTTTCGAAAAACTTGTTTACCGCCGCTGCTGCGAACGCTTCGGCTAGGTTGTCGCCGTATGCGTCTGTCATGGTGTTTAGTAATTAACTTTCTAAAGTAATTACCGTAACCTTACTGCCCGCCTAGGGCTTGGTTAGGGCTAGTTGCCCGTAACTATTTTTAGCTTTCCTGTACGCGCTAGCGCGTTGTACTTGCGTGGGTCTTTGGTGCGTAGGTCGCGTGCTTGGTCGGGTGTCATTTCTGTAACCGCGTCCCCGTCGCCTCCCTGTCCGCCCGTACCCTGCTCCATTCCGCTGCGCTGGCTTGCGCCGTCGCCTTGGTTCTGGTTATTGCCGTTACCCCCGCCGTTATTACCGCTTCCGTCGCGTAGTTTCATGCCTATAAAAGCATTTACTAGTACGTCCATAGGTAGTTTTAGGTTTCCGTCTTTGTAGGCGTATGCCTTAAACTCCTTTTCGTTGTCCGCGATAATCTTATTAGCTGGGTCGGCTTTAAGTACCTCTAGCTGTTCGGTAAACGTACTCTTGTCGTACATTTCCGCCACCATTCGCGCCATTTTAGGGAAACTGCCTACTTGTCTTAGTAGTGCTTTTTCCTCGTCGCTCATGGCTACGAAACTAGGGAAAGCTGCCTCTAGGTCTTGGTCTGTAAAGAACGGTAGCTCGCCTGCGCCGTCGTTGTTACCTTGGTTAGCGTTGCCTCCGTTATTGTCCCCGCTGTCGGCTTTCTTGCCCGTTTTGGGGTCTATACCGTTTGCTTTAAGTACGTCTAGTAGGCGGTTTGCCTCCTTGCTACTCTCGCTAAACTTGGTCTTGTAATCGTCTGCGCCCGCTTGGTTTCCGCCGTCCCCTGCGCCTTGGTTAGCTCCTTGGTTTCCCTTGTCGCCGCCTTGGTTCTGGTTCTGGTTTCCGCCCTGTCCTTGGCTGTTTCCGCCGCCTTGGTTCGCGTTATTCCCGTCCTGTGCGGCTCCTGCCGCTGCGTCTGGGTTTGGGTTGTTATCCGTCATGGTATTTTGTCCGTCCCTTTCGGGGTTAGGTATTAAGTGCTAATGGTTTTTTATGCTCGGCGGTTTACGCCTTTGCCGCTGGCTGCGTTTGGCTGTTTCCAACCTAATGTTTTGCCTGCGCCTACTTTCGGGTACTGCTTCGCTGGCTCGCCGCTAGCCTTGGCTAGTTTCTTGCCTACGTTCTGTGCTGGTACTCCGTATCCTTTTGTGGTTCCCATAGCATTACTGTTAATCTAATAATAATTCTACTCGGTGCCTGCGTCCGCTTCGGCTTTCGCCTTGTCGTCTGCGCGTAGGCGCTCTCGTAGTTCGTCTATCTTGCCGTCTGTTGGCAAGTTGCGGCTTTCTAGTTCCGCTTTTAGGGCTTTGTGTCCGTCTAGCCCTTTTAGCTCGTCGTACTCATCGCCCGCGTTACCGTTGTGGTTGCCTCCCGCTGGCGGGTCGTTCGGCGTATTGCCGCCGCCCTCTGCGGGTTCGCCTACGCCTAAGTCCTCGCGCTCGGCGGCGCTAAGGTACATGCGGCGGGCTGTAAGGAAAGCCTTGTCTGCCGCGGTTAGTGCGTCCTTATCCACGCCTATTAGCCGTTCTAGTCGCTCGCGGCTAGCTCGGTCTAGTTCGGTTCGTGGTAATGCGCTTTTACGTTCGGTAGTCATGGTATTTTATTGGCTATTTATTAAATTGGTAAGTTGGGCTATTAAGTTTTCTCGGCTTCTATTCGGCTCGTCTATAAATGCTACTATCGCCTCGTAGTTTTCTATCCGTGCCGCTATCCGTAGGGCTTTACGTCCCTCGTCCTTTTCTACTGCGTCGCGTAGTTCTTTGGCTAGTACTACGTTCTGCTTAGTTAAAAAGGTTCGTAGGTCGTCTAGCTTTAGTTCTTTGGATAGTACCGCCTCCCATTGGTCGTAGGTTTTCTTTTCGTCGCCGCTTAGCTTCGTGTAGTCCTCTATGCCTAGCTTCTCGCTAATATAGCGCCGTAGTAATCCTAGTCCGTGGGCTGCTTGGTTTTTAATGTTCGTCATGGTTTTCTATATCTAGTTTAGTACTTATATGTCATGTAGGAAAGGGTATTACATGTGCATAACTACCTCCCTGCCCCCGCCGCTGCGTACTGTTGTATAGCCGCTTCCGCGCCGCCGCCCGCGGGTGCTGCTGGCGCTCCCCCTGCGCCGCCTTGTCCTGCCGCCGTATAGTTTGCTACTAGTCCCTGCTCTATATTCTTGGCTTCCTCGTCTTGTATCTCTGCTACTTCCTGTGGCGTTAGGTCTACCATGCCTATTAGGCGTTTCTGTATTGCCTTGCGTAGTGCTTGGTTGTTTGGAAATTCCGCTTGTACTACCTTTAGGCGCTGTATCTCGTCTATGCTCTCGGTTAGGCGCTGCCCCTTATTCGTAATGTTAATCTCGTAGCCCTTGTCGCTTACCCATTGGTCGCGTCCTATTTCGTTTTCCTGTATGCGTCCGTCTAGGGCTTTTTTGTATAGCTTTAGTTTCTTGCCCTCTGGTACGTTCGCCTCTAGCATGCGGTACCATTTTCCTACTAGGCGCTTGCGTGCGCTTTCGTAGTAAAGCGCCATATCGTTAGTGCGGCGCATGGCGTTACCTACGGCTATCTCTATTTCGCCTAGCGTCCTCTTAACGTCCTCTACGGCGCCCTTGTCTATAGCTCCTGTTGCGCTCGCTTTCTCGGCTAGGTTTACTATAAATTGTATGTCCTCTAGTGTGCCGTCTAGCTGTGGTATTTCTACGTTTTGGAATACCTCGCTAGGTTTCGCGGGTAGCGGGTACCAGCCCCATGGTCGTGGTTGGAACGTCGCGGGCGTAAAGCCCTCTATACTTGCGTCGTAGTAGTTCATGCCGAAGCTGCGTAGCGTTCGGTTTTCCATGTACTGGCTTATCCATGTATTTATGGTCTTGTTTGGTACTAGTATTAGGTCGCCTGTGCCGTCGCTCCAGTAGTCGGTTATTTCTAGGTCGTCTGCCCAGCCCTCGTATGGTAAAAAATCTACGCCTAATACGTTTAGTAGCGTGTCTGCCTGTAAAATTACTTCCTCATTTGCTATTAGTACGTAGTAGCGTTGGTACTGCCTTTGCTGTTTATCCCATAGGTACGTAATGTGCCCGTCTAGGCTTACTATCTTGTCGTACCCCTCTAGGTCGGCTATATCCTCTATGCCTAGGCTCTGTAGGCGTTCGTTTTGGTCGCGCATTTGTCGCTTATAGGCGTCGCTGCGCCCCGCGCCGTTTCTCTTTTCGTAGCTCGTCTTTAGCTTTCCCTTTGCTGCGCCGTCGTACTTATCGCTCGTTAGTATTTCGTCTAGCGGCTTGTAAATGTTTGTTTCTACCGTGTAGCGTGCGGTGTCTATGTCCCATGGTTTCGTTTTTGGGTCTACTAGTAGTTCGTATACGTCCTTTACTCCTATGGTAACGGGTATGTCTTTGGTCGTATCTATGTTTAGTACGAAGTGGCTACGTCCGTATAGTTGCTCCTGTTTTTTGTCTACGCGGTCTAGTAGGGGGAAGCTATTATCCTCTGCTGATCTGTTCCATAGCGCGTTTACTATAATCTCTTTGTCTAGGTCGCCTCCCTTATCCTCTAGGCGTATGTCCGTGTCCTCGTTAATTTTGCTGCCTATAGTTTTTACCGTTTCTTTCATTAGCGGTATGTTAATAGCCTGCCTCTGGGTAAGGCGGTTCGTGCGTATTATGTTTCGGTAAAGCTCGTATATCTCGTTCCACGCTTTATGTCGGCGCTTCTGGTATTTAAGCGCTACCTTTTTTTCGTGCTTTAGCTTCTCTAGCAGCTTTTCGCTGTCTATGTTGCTTGGTAGGTTTATTGGTTTGGTAGCCATAGGTGGTTTCTACCCTAGGCTATTAGTATGCGCTGCCTAGGCTTATTCTGCGCCAGTTGGCGTCTGCTATTGTGTTTGCTGCTGTTGCTACGTATAGGTAGCTGGTGTCCATAGCCATTTCCCATATTACGCCTACGGTTCCGTCTACGCCTGCTGTTGTCGTTCCTAGTGTCGCGGCGTTAAATACGTTTGCGGCGTCTACCATAGTTTCGGTAGTTGCTATTGCGTCGCCTACGGTACCCGCTATTTTTGCGGTAAGCGTTGCTACTGTTCCGCTGGTCTTGGCTGCCGTTACGCTCGCGTTAGCTGTCGTGCCCGTACCGTATAGTGTGCCTGCGCCTATGCCTGCGTTTATTGCGTAAACAAAATTATCTATGCTGTCGTCTATCGTTGCGCCTATTTTAATTTCGTCTGCTGCGCCTGTTAGCGTAGTTTTCCATGTGTAAACCTGTGCGCCTACGGTCATGGTTTCGTCGTTGGCTGGTGCTGCTCCGCCTAGGGTTAGCGTACCTTGGCTCGCTACCATAAAGCTGCTTACGTCTACTAGGGTATTGCCGCCGCTTACTGCGCCGTCGCCGCCGTCGAACTCATATACCTCGGTTCCTATCGTAAATGTTTCTCCGTCCTTAACTACTCCCGTTAGGGTAAGGGTTGTGGTTGCTTGTGTTTTTGTACCCGCGCTAATGTCTATTGCTACGTCGCCCGTAATCGCGCTGTCCGCGTCGTACTCGTATACGCGCCCGTCTATAGTAATCGTTTCGCCGTCTATAACTACGCCGCTTATCGTTAGTACGCCCGTAGCTGCTACTGCTCCGCCGCTTACGTCTACGGCTACGTTGCTTCCGCTTACTACGCCGTCGCTGTCTATCTCGTATACTCGGCTACCTATCGTTATCGTTTCGCCCTCTAGTACGTCGCCGCTAATGGTTAGCGTGCCTTGGCTTCCTAGTGCGTTTACTGGCGTTTCGGTTGGTAGGCTAAAGGTCTTGCCTAGCATAGCTATTACGCTTGCTAGTTTGTCGCTTGTTACTGCCCCGTCGGCTATATTACTTTCCTCTACTGCGCCTGCTCCTATTTCCGCGCTCGTAATGTCGCCTATAAGGTTAAATGTGGCGCTGCTTGTAGTACCTACGTTTTCGTATAGTCCCTTGGTTCCGTTGCCCGCGTCTGTCTTTAAGAAAAGTGCGCTCTTTGCAAAACCGCTATAGCCTGTCGGTAGCGTGGTGCCGTGGGCTATTACTATATTGTCGTCCGCGTCTTTTATAGTAATTCGGTTGTTAAGGTATAGCGCGTAATTTGCTAATACCGCCGCTTGGTCGGTAGTACGCTCTGCGCTGTTTATGCTCTGTATCCTACGTAGGTTTGCTACTACGTCTGTTGGTAAATCTGCTAGCTGTTCGAAAGTTGTCATGTTGGTAAATGTATTACGACCTTAAACACTTATAAGTACATATATTCTATTCCTTTTATCGCAAATGCGAAAGCCCCGCGGGTGTGTATAACTGCTTATACGCCTATATCTGGGTAGTACGGCTCTACGCCTCCCGTCTGCGCTCCCTCTTGCGGCATTATAAATATGCGCGGGCGCTTCGGGCTAAAGGTAAAGCTAAGGGCGTCGGCTGCTCCTAGGTCGTGTACGTTGTAGTACTCGGTGCGTAGTAACTTTTTGGGTATTATTTGTATCGCTCCGTTGTCGTCGTCTTTATATTTAATCGCTAGTAACTGCTTTTCCCACCTCTCGTTTTTTACTATCTTGCCGCCGCTTTCTAGCCATAGCTTTAACGCCCAGAATATGTAGGCTCTCTGGTTCGCGTATCGTTTCGGTTCGTGTCCCGCGGGTAGTCTATCTTTGGGCGTAAGTTTCTCGCCCGCGTTTACTGCTACTGTTTTGCGTTTCGTTTCTTTTGCCGCTTCTAGTGTGCGTACGGTGCCGCTGCCTACTCCTTGCTTGTCTACGTAAAATGTTTCCGCGTCTTGTATCTTTGCTAGCTCGCTCGCCATGGTAATAGGGTCTAGGCTCGTCGTCGCTTGGTCTATCCGTGCTAGGTTCGTGTAGCGGCTTACTATAATACTTTCGTTTGCTCCCTCGTCTGCTGGGTCGGCTCCTACTAGGCGTGCTCCGAATGGTGCTATGCTTGCTTCCTCTACCTGTACTGCGTTAATTAGTTTGTGTGTAAATAGCGGTAGGTATCCGTACTTGTCGCGTCCCTCGTCGTCTGGGAAAAGGTTGTTATAAAGTACGTCGTAATGCGGTTTTGTTTTCTGCTCGTCTAGTATGTCATTACTTAGTCGTCCCTCCGCTAGTCCGCGCTTGGCGTCTATATTTATGTGGTAGTAGCTGTCGTCTAAAAATGCTGTCTTAAAATGGTTGTTATGGAACGGGTTACCTATCTTAATTACGAAAAAGTCTTTGGGCTGGTCGCCTAGCATGCGGAACGCTTTAGCCTCGTCGCTGTCCTCTACTAATCCCGCTTCGTCTAGTACTAGGTTCGGTGCTCCGAAGCCCATGGTTTGCTTTGCGCTAAAGGTGCGTACCTCGCCGCCGTTTAGGTACGTAATGTGGTCGCGGCTACGTCGTTGCGTTAGCCGTTCTTGCTGTAGTATCTTTGCGTCGGTTTTTAGTAGCTGGCTTATTACGGGGTCGTTTACGCTAAAAAATAGTACGTAGTCCATTATAATTTGCGCCTGCTCTTTGGTCGGGGCTACTATCGCCCAGCGTTCTTTTTTTACTGCCGCGCGTATGGCTACTGTCGCGCCTACTATAATACTTTTCCCGTATCGGGTATGCGCCATTACGTGTACTTTGTTTTTCCCGTTTGGTGCTTTGCGGTTTAATATACATTCCGCTATTTCCTTTTGTCCCTGCGCTACCTTTGCTGCGTCTAGCGTAAAGCCGTCCTGCGTTTTAAGTGTAAACGTCTGTAGTATCTTGTCGGTTGCTGGTGTTGCTACGGTCATGGTTGTATCGGGCTTACTAGGTTCTCTGGTATGTTGGTATCTATCCCCGTCGTTAGCTTGTCGTGTATGTAAAGGCGCTCGTAGTTGCTTAGCCTGCCCTCGCGTATTGCTTGGTGGAAAATTGCTACGTCCTTTGTATCTAGGATCTGGCGTATAAGGTTATTTTGCTCTAGGTGTACGCGCTCGCTTTCTAGTTTGCGTTCTAGGTCTGCCCTATCCTTAAATGCATTGGTTAGCTGCTCTGCGCTCATTCCGTCTATATGTGTTACGCGCCAGCCTCCCATGGCTGCGCCCTTTGCGTAAAGTTGTGGCGTTTCGCTCGCCATTTGTTTTAGTACTGCCGCTATAGCTTCTTGTTTTGTGTAGGCTACTACTCGGCTCTGGTAAAACTCTATGTGCGCGGCTCCTGTACCGCCTGCGGCTACTACTACTATCCATAGTGATAGTTCTAGCGGTGTTGGGTATCGGTCTAAATCTAGGTTCGTCATATTTTTATTCTAAGTCCGCGGGGTAGGCTTTGCTCCTACGACCTAACGGGTATAAGCCGTTTGCTCTACTAGCTGAGCTACCCGCGGGCAAGGTAAGGCGCTCTCGGTTTCCCTGTAGCTTTAGCGCCCTACCGTATGCCTATTCGGCTGCTGCTTCG